GAAGGGCCTGATGGTTATTAGTTTGCGTGGTAGTCGGCTTGGTCTTTAGCTTGGCGTGCAAGATCAAACCCGCCTCGCACTAGCTCGCCTTGAACGCCACAGTTCCGATGGTAGTAGCAATACCAGCCCTTTTTGCACTTCAGCACGCGGTAATAGTCCATTCGCGCCCCAGCGTCAATAATGTCGCTGGTATATTGCATGCCGCCCTGATATCGCTTGGCTGTCCAGTTCATGTCTGTATCTCCGTGGTAGTTGTCTCGACTTGATAACCCACATTGTATAGACACTGTATAGACAAAGCAAGGGGTGATTTAAGATATTTCGGAAGAAATGCTATTATTTGGGCAGGCGATGAACAGGTGAAGCATGAAAGAGCCAGATATTAAGCAGGAAAAGACGTTCGGCAGCTATTTGTCGAAGCGTAGAGCCTGGACTGCGCAAGAATTGGCAGCTGCTGGCGGGCCTATGGGTAGGCTAGTTGCCCAGGAAGCGGGCGAAGGAAATATTATCAACGACCCCAAGCCCGAGATGTGGCAGATCGCTACTGGCACTTCAGGTGAAGCAAACATATACGGTCGCGATATACGCTCAAGCGCGACAAAGGAAGTAATCAAGAAAGGGCAGGCTCATACGTATTCTGGCAATGCAGAGGAAGCCGTACACGAAGGGGCGCACTTGCTTGAAAACAGAGCGATCACTAGGCGCAAAGGTGGCAAGTGGACCGATACGCCGCAGGTGCCGGGAGACAAGAGCGCCCATAAGCATGATTTCATTGAAGCGATGACTGCATACAATGCGACAACGAAGGAAGCAGCAGAGGCCGCCTTGAGCGCAGCAGAGGCCAGGGGCGAGAGCAGATCGTCTGTAAAGGCTCACGCTAAGACCATGGCGGAAGAAGAGTACAAGCTGGGCGCTAGGCTCATGCTAGACCCGGCACGCGGGCATGGTGGCCGAGAGGTGGCTACCTCTGCAATGGAATCATTGATTGGCGGGAAAGCAGCGTATATCAAGTATCGCAATCGGCAATCGTATATTGGCAGGGGTGAGAAATGAAGACAGACGGATTCTCGCTTCACTGGCGATTGAGTGATGGGCGGATCATTGGCGAGCCTGTCATTGGGTGGATTGGTAATAACCCGATCAACCCGACTGGCTGGCTGCCTATTAGCCCGGCTAAACAGGATACAAGCACGGGGGAATACTACTTGCGATATAACAGCGCAAGTGAGGGTGCGAGAGCAGAGGTTAGATACTGGACAGTGGCGAATGGCGTGATTGAATATTACGTCGAAGATGAAGAAACAGCTATCCAAGAATCGGGGGTGTGATCGTGCTTGATAACAAATCTATAGGAATCAGCCCTAATGGCCGCTAAGGGTGGTAAGCGCCCCGGTGCTGGCAGGCCCAAAGGAAGCAAGAGCAAGCGCACTATGGAGCTTGCAGAGCTGCTGGAGGCACGTTTCCCTGGATACGATCCAGTCATCCAGCTGTCAGAGTTTGCGCACGATGAAAGCTTGGATATGACTATCAGGTCATCATGCGCCAAAGAAGTGGCTAAGTACGTCAGACCGCAGCTCAAGGCTATCGAGCACAGCACCCAAGGTGGCGGTATGAATATTGTTTGGTCAACTGGCGTGCCGGATGCAGCCGAGGACAGTTAGAGTCGATGCTGAGTATACGCCTCGGGATTGGCAGCGTAAGGCGCACCTGGGCATGCGTGGCAAGCGTAGTGCATTGCTCATTTGTTCGAGGCAGATAGGCAAAACAGTTGCCAGCATTGCGGAGTTAATCACCCGGACGATCAAAGGGCCTGAGAACACCGCCAACGCCTATCTAGCACCTACACAGACTCAAGCGCGTAAGATTGCATGGCAAGAGCTAAAGCGCCAGATAGCGCCGGGCATGGCCTTCTGTGACGTATCAGAAACACAACTGCGTATCGTGTTTCCCGGTAACCGTATCATCTATGTTCTTGGAGCTGAGGCAGCAGACAACCTCCGTGGGCTATCCATAAGGACCATGGTCGTAGACGAGCGCGATAGCATCTCGGATGAGTTCTGGCGCACGGTATGCCTGCCAATGTTCAACGAGTACGCTGAGCAGTCATTCATACTGTCCATAGGCACGCTGTCGGGTGGCAGCAGTACGCTATGGCAGCTCTACCTAGACAATCGTGACGACCCTGACTGGTATTGTGCAGTAGTCCCTGCTGAGACGTCTGGCTGTTTCACGCCTGAATGGCTGGCCCATCAGCGCAAGATGCTGGGAGAGTCTGCCTATCTTCGCGAGCTACAGTGTGATCCGACCGCACCAACAGAGAACGCTGTGATTGGTGAGGAGATGGCTGAGTGTGCAAGGGAGGGCCGAATAGAGCGCCTACCGTATCGACCCGGTGTTGAGGTCTGGACATCGTTCGACATCGGCATACGTGATTTCACCGCCGTGTGGGGCTTCATGCTGTACGGTCGGAACATCGAATGGCTGTTCTATCGTGAGTTCAGTGAGATATCCACCATCGAGGTAATGAGTCGATTGCAGGCTGAGTTCCCCCGTGTGAAGTGGGGCGAGGCTATCTTGCCGCACGATGCCAAGGCGCGGGAGAAGTCTACCGGCTTCAGTGTCGTCGATGCCTTCTGGGAGCGATGGAGTGGTCCTGTCCACTGTTTCCACTCAGCACCCAACCCGATTGCCACGGTGCAGGCCGCCAGGTTGAACATACCGCGCTCGTACTTTGATGCCGCCAACTGCGAGAAGGGCATACTGCGCCTGAAGTCTGCGAGTTACGTGGTTGACCAGAAGACGTCCACCGTCACTGACCGCGTTAAGCACGATGACAACTCACATTGCTTCGATTCATTTCGGTATGCCGCGTGGCGTATTGAGAGCACACATAGCAGCATGGCCACGAACTCTATGGGCATGATTCACAGACCGAAGGTTGCCGGGAGTTTAGGCTAATGGATAACACAGAGATCATCCGCCGCTTCGAGCGGGTAAAAGCGACACGAACCACAGTACAGAGTGACTGGGATGTTGTTGAGCGATTCGTTGCGCCATACCGTGGTCGCATGTTCAAGGACAGCACCAACGAGCAATCGGTAGAGTGGCGTAAGCGTGACCTATACGACAGCACCGCGGTCAACAGCGCACAGTCACTGGCGGCCAGTCTGCACGGTAGTTTGACCAGTCCTGCTACACGCTGGTTCTCACTGGGCTTTAGAGCGCCTGAATTGCAGGACGACGTCGAAGCGAAGGAGTGGCTAGAGGATGCTGCCGATCAGGTTTACTACGCGCTACAGGACAGCACGTTTAACCTGGAAGCGAATGAACTGTATCTGGACCTAGTTACCTTTGGCACGGGTGCAATACTCTGTGAACCGCAGGAAGCGAAGCTAGGCGAGTTCTCGGGCGTCAATTTCACGGCGGTGCCGATCAAGGAAGTGTTTTTCGAACCGTCAGAGCGAGGCGTGTATTCGTTCTATCGTGAGATGAAGTGGCAGCCTAGCCGGATCATATCCAAGTTTGGCAAAGAGAATTGTCCAACCCCTGTACTGAATAGTTTCGACCGTGGCGATCAGGACCTGATGACCATTGTCTTCTGTGTCTACCCGCGTGACCGATACAAGAGCGCTGATGTGTCCAAGGCGCTATCGCCCAGCAAGCGCCCCTATGCCTACAAGTACATCTTGAAGGACACCTGCGAGATGATCGGCAAGGAGGGTGGATATTATGAGATGCCTGCATTCATCCCCAGGTGGCGCAAGACGAGTGAATCCCAGTGGGGGCATAGCCCGGCCAACATCGCACTAGGCGATATCCTGACAGCTAATCAGATCGTTGAAATGCAACTCAAGGCCGCAGAGAAATTGATTGATCCACCCCAAAAAGTCCAGGAGCGTGCACTACTTGGCGATCTCGATCTGAAAGCCCGAGGATTGACCGTACTACGTGATATCAATCAGATAGCACCGCTGCTGACCGGTAGTGAGCCGCACGTAGGTGATAACCGCCTGGAAGACTTGCGTATGTCCATCCGGCAATACTTCTTTGTTGACGAGCTTGAGCTGAAGCAATCGCCAGCAATGACCGCTACCGAAGTACAGGTTAGATACGAGCTCAT